TAATAAATAAAAAAGTTAAATAATATGCAAACTAATGTTATTATTGTAGATGATTTTTACGGGATTGATCCTATGATCCCCCGTAATTTCGCTTTATCTCAAGAATTTCAAACGTATGGGAATTACCCAGGACAACGTACTCGTACATGGCACTACAATGAATTAAGAAATTGTATCCAAGGTTTGGTACAACAAGCTGGAGGAAACATCACTCAGTTCGAAGAAATCCAATATAATGGTTCTTACCAGTATACAACTAAACATGATAGTAGCTGGATTCATTGTGATCAAACTACTATGTGGGCTGGTGTCTGTTATCTAACCCCGGATGCACCTTTAAACTCAGGTACTGCGTTATATCGCCATAAAGAAACGGGTTTATACAGTGCCCCTCGCCACACCGATGGTTCATATGATGAAGAAACAATGAACCAAATATACCAGGATTCTAGGGATATGTCCAAATGGGATATGGTCGATATGGTTTCCAATAAGTTTAATCGTTTAGTTCTTTATAGAGGTGATTTATTCCATTCATCAATGGAGTATTTTGGTGAAGACAAAGAAACAGGTAGATTATTCCAAACATTCTTCTTTAATACAGAATATTAAGAAATCACATTTTAACAAACCAAGTAATATTTATAACATGGAACAACAATTTATTACAGAAAACGAAAAAGCAAAACTAACTGAGTTTCGTCAACGTGAAGAACAAATAGTTATTGGTTTAGGCCAGATTGAATATCAAATCCAATCTTTAGAGTTAGACAAAGATTCTTTAACAGAACAACTATCTCAACTAAGAAAAGACCAATATACTTTAGGGCAACAGATGACAGAAACCTATGGCGACGGAAACGTTGATTTAAATACAGGTGAGTTTACAAAAGCTTGATTTTTACCCCCCTTTTAGGTATTTATAACAAATAACAACCTCACACGATGGCAGAAACATTAGTATCACCAGGCGTATTAGCTCGTGAAAACGATAATACTTTTATTCAGCAGCAACCAGTAGACGCAGGTGCTGCTATTGTAGGCCCTGCAGTTAAAGGACCAGTTGAAATCCCAACATTAGTAACTTCATACTCAGATTACCAAAATAGATTCGGTACTACGTTTGAAAGTGGTAGTGGTGAGTACACTTACTTAACTTCTATCTCAGCTTATAACTATTTCCAAAATGGTGGTGATAGTTTATTAGTAACACGTGTAGTATCTTCTTCTAGTGATTGGGGTTATGCTAGTGCCGAAGTTAGTGGATCAAACACTTCAGGTTCATTTGTATTAGAAACCTTAGATAAAGGAGTATTATTTAATAACACTTCTTCATTATTATCTAACGGAGCCCTAGATAGCGGTTCTAAAGATAGTATTAGATGGGAGATTAATACAGCCAACACGGCATCAGGTACATTCTCTTTAATCATTAGAAGAGGAGATGATAATAGTACTAGTAAAGTAGCTTTAGAAACTTATCCTAACTTATCACTAGATCCTAAATCTGAAAACTATATTTCAAAGGTAATAGGTGATCAAACATTAGCTTATAACTCAACCGAAAACTATGTTGAAGTATCAGGTTCTTACCCTAACGCTTCAAGATACGTAAGAGTAAAATCAGTACCAGGTGCTACTTTAAACTACTTCAACAACGCTGGGGAAGCAAGATCAGAGTTTACTGGTAACATTCCAGTAGTAGGATCAGGTGCTTATGGTGGTTCGTTTAATGGTGGTTCTGGTTCTAATATTCCATCTAGTCCAGGTTTATATTACGATAAGATAGCAGCTCAAACTCAAGGTTTGGTAGCTGGTGATTATACTGATATGTTAAACTTATTATCTAATCAAGATGATTATAGATATAACTTGATGTTATTACCGGGTTTAACAGATCAATCACACTCATCTCCAATCACAAAAGCAATCTCAAATGCTCAGTCAAGAGGAGATCATATGGTGATAGTTGATCCTGTAAACTATGCTTCAACTCAAGTTCAAGCTAAAACTGAAGCAGCAGGTAGAGATACTTCATATGCTTCTATGTATTGGCCTTGGTTAAGAACAATCGATCCAGATTCAGGGGAAAACGTATGGGTTCCAGCTTCAACTATGATGGGTGGTGTATTCGCATTTAACGATAACGCCTCAGAACCTTGGTTCGCACCTGCTGGTATCAACAGAGGTGGATTAGGGACAGTAATCCAAGCAGAAAGAAAACTCTCAGCTACTAACAGAGATGATTTATACCAAGCAAATATTAACCCAATCGCTACTTTCCCAGGAACTGGTGTTGTAGTATATGGTCAGAAAACCTTACAAAAACAAGCATCAGCGCTTGATAGAGTAAACGTTAGAAGATTATTGATTGAACTAAAAGGATATATTTCTCAAATAGGTCAAAACTTAGTATTTGAACAAAATACAGCAGCTACAAGAAATAACTTCTTAGCTCAAGTTAACCCATATTTAGAAAGTGTTCAATCTAGACAAGGTTTATATGCTTTTAAAGTAATCATGGACGAAAGTAACAATACTCCAGATGTAATAGATAGAAATCAACTAATAGGTCAGATTTACATCCAACCAACTAGAACAGCTGAGTTCATTTACTTAGACTTTAACCTACAACCAACTGGTGCTTCGTTCCCAGCATAAGGAGGAGAAAAGTAGATATTTATAACCGAATAAAATAGCATAGCAAAATGGCAGTATTAGATACAAACGAAGTTTTCTTCACAGCATTTGAACCAAAACAAGCAAATAGGTTTATTATGTATATGGACGGTGTTCCTTCTTACATGGTAAAAGCTGTAGGTGCAGTGTCTTTGGCACAAGGTGAAGTGACTCTTAACCATATGAATGTACAACGTAAGGTAAAAGGTAAGTCCGTATGGAACGATGTATCATTTACATTATTTGATCCTATCACACCTTCAGGTGCACAATCAGTAATGGAGTGGGTTCGTTTACATCACGAATCAGTTACTGGTAGAGATGGTTATTCTGATTTCTATAAGAAAAACTTAACCTTTAACGTATTAGGTCCTGTAGGAGATGTAGTTTCTGAATGGTCGCTTAAAGGTGCATTTATTAAAGATGCTTCATTTGGAGATTACAACTGGGATACTGTTGATACTGCTGTCGAAATCTCAATGACTGTTGCTATCGATTACGCTGTATTAAACTTCTAAGAA